CGAAGAGCGAAATCCTTCTGAAGCAGATCATCGGTCGGAGTCTGCGCACCGCGCCGCCAGGAACCGAACCTAAGCCATATGCGCTAATCCTCGATCACAGCGACACCACTTCGCGGCTCGGCTTCGTTACCGACATCGAGCATGACCATCTGGATTCGACCGAGCGGCGGATCAACCACGCCGAGCGCAAGAAGCCGCTGCCGAAGCTGTGCAGCAAGTGCGAAGCGCTGCTGAGCAAGAAAGCCGACAATTGCTGGAATTGCGGACACGCGTTCGCGAAGCTGTCGGCGATCCAGGAAGCCGATGGCGACCTGGTCGAAGTCCAGCGTGGTACGATTCCAAAGTTCGCGAAAGGCGGCAAGCGCGAGTACAGCATGAGCGAGAAGGCGGAATGGTTCTCGCAGATCAAGCGGCTTCGGGTCGATCGCAACAAGTCGGAAGGGTGGGCGGCACACACCTACAAGGCGAAGTTCGGGGTGTGGCCGAATGATCCTCGTGTTCGCCATGTCGAGATCGCCGACTTCATCACCACCGAGGTCTATTCCTTCGTCAAGTTCCTCAACATCCAATACGCGAAGCGGATGGAAAAGCAGCGGGCCATGGGGGGCGGCCATGTCTGAGATCGGCGATCGTTGTGTCGGCCGCTGGCCGGACATCCTCATGCACATCGGGATCGAGTCGAGGTTCTTGCGCAATCGCCATGGGCCGTGCCCGATGTGCGGCGGCAAGGATCGTTTTCGCTTCGACAACAAGGAAGGCCGTGGGACGTTCTTCTGCAGCCAGTGTGGTGCAGGCGATGGTCTCAATCTGGTTATGCTGGCGAAGCGCGTCGAGTTTCCCGATGCGGTGAAGCTGGTCGAGCCGCTGGTCGGCACGGCGCGCCGCACGGCGCCGAGAGCGCCAGCGCGCACATCGGTTAACGAGCTGCGCCGGATGTGGCGCGACTCCTGGCCGGTGAAGGGCGACAACACAGCCGGCCGCTATCTGATGCGTCGCTGCAAGATCGATCGTTTCCCCAAGGCGCTTCGCCATATCGACACGCTGCGCTACTGGGGCGGTGACGACCCCTGTTACTTTCCCGGCATGCTCGCCTGTGTGACGGCGCCCGACGGCAAGGGCACCCAGCTCTATCGGACCTATCTCGTCGATCCAGATCAGAAGGCGCCGGTCGAATGCCCGCGCCGCATGATGCCCGGCGAGGTCGCCCGCGGCTCGGCGGTGCGGCTTGCCGAGCTGGCCGGTTCGACGCTCGGGATCGCCGAGGGCATCGAGACCGCGCTCAGCGCTGGCGTGCTGCACCAGCTGCCGGTGTGGGCGGCGATCGGCACCAAGGGCATGGAAAACTGGTGGCCGCCCGCTGGGATCGAACGCGTCGTGATCTTTGCCGACCGCGACGAGAATCACGCTGGCCAGGTTGCCGCTCACACGCTGGCGCACCGGCTAATCCTCAAGGGCATCGGGGCCACGGTAGAGGTGCCGCCGCTCGGCGACTGGAATGACTATCATCAGTCCTTGCCCGCAAAGGTCGCGTGATGACCGATCTTGAACGCATCGAGCGTATAACCATGCACGAGATCATGCTGGCGCTAAATAGATTCGACAGTGCGCTGCGCAAGGCTGTCCGTAAAGACACCATGGCGGAAATGGCCGAGGAATGGGCGCCAGCCAAATTGAAGGCATGCGATCTCGCGTGGGTGGAAGCAAAGGCTGCGCGCGCTGAACTGGAAGCCATGATCGTAGAGTTGATCGTTATCAAACAAGCGTGGAAAGGCGAGAAAGACCCCACGCTCGAAGGATCGGACGCATGAAAAAGCCCAGACGCATCCAGCGTGTGTGGCCGCGCGAGGGTGTGCGGGAATGGCGCTGGTCGAACGACGAGAGGTCGTGGACGAATTGGCAACAGATACCGCATGCGCAGTGTGGTTCGCTGCATGAGTGCTTGTCGGCGTGCTTCGTGCAGTCGCGCATGTGGTCGGAACAGTATGGCTGGGAGATCGGGCCCGTGAGTATCGATCGCGAGTGGATGGTGAAATGAAGTACAGCATCGACGCCCAGAGAATGCACGTCTTCGAATGTGGGTATCGTCGATCAAACCCTTCATCGATGGTTTAGTTGAGAGGATATGAATCTTGATCCGCAATTTCACCCGCGACGGCCGCGGCAAATATGCGGTAATCCTGATGCAGAAACTGCCGGATGATCCCGGGCGCCGCGCCGATATCGATCATGCGCTGCGCCTACTTGAAGACAACGGCATGGTCGAGTGGGGCGAGCCTCATTCGGCTGGCGAGTTCTTCGTTCTCATGCTCAAGGATCGATTCTCTCAGGCTGCGCTTCGCGCCTATGCGTGCGCGGTGCTCGATGTCACCGATGCCGATGAAGCCTATGCCGATGATGTGCTCGATCTGGCGAATCGCGCCGGTCCGAATTCACCGTTTTGCAAGAAGCCCGACTGACAATTTCTTTGTCCGCGTTGAAAGGCACACCCAAATGTCATCCCTGAACCGCGTTTGTCTGATTGGCAATCTAGGTGCTGATCCCGAGGTGAGGCACACACAATCCGGTGGCATGATTGTCAATATGCGCATAGCGACCAGCGAGAAGTGGAACGATAAGCAGAGTGGTGAGAAGCGCGAGAGGACCGAGTGGCATACGATCGCCATCTTCAGTGAAGGCTTGGGCAAGGTGGCCGAGCGCTACTTGCGCAAAGGGTCCAAGGTCTATGTCGAGGGAAAATTGGCCACCGAGAAGTGGCAGGATAAAAACGGCAACGATCGTTACACCACCAAGGTCGTGATGGACGCCTACCACGGCAAGCTGGTGATGCTCGGCGAGGGCAAGGGCGGCGGCCGTGAGGGTGACTATGGTCACGACGACGAGCGGCCGGCGAAGCAGGTCGATCGCGGTGGTAACGGCGCCAGCACCAATGGCAGCGGCAATGGCTACGGCGATCACCGCGGCAGCGGTGGTGGTGAAAGGCGGTCGTTGGCCGATGAACTCGATGATTCCATACCTTTTGCTTACCCATTGGAATTCCAGCGTGTGAGAATCCAAGATGCCTAAATACCAGGAACGCATTGTGACGTCGTCGCTCGATCCCGCCAAGGTCGAAGAGTGGCTCACCAAGTGGCGCATTACCGAGCGCATGAACATGGCCAAGCGCGCCAAGCAGATCGATGACGGGTTGCGTCATCTGACGCCGTCGATGGAAGAGGACATGCTTGCGAAAGGCGATCTATGAGCGACGACGTGCGTGCTGGCCAGGTTTGGCGTCGAAGCAAGGATGGCAAGGAGTTCTTCGTGGTCGGCGTGTTCGAATTGGTCGGCGATGTCGGTGGTGTGAAGAGCGGCACCATGATGGTCGGGTTTCGTGTGCACATGTCGTCCAAGAAGTTCTGGGTCTCGACGCTGGAATCCTTCAGCGCTGTAATGACGGAAAGGGTGAAGTGATGGCGCGGCTGCTTGCATCATCGGTGGCTGGTCAGATCATTGATCCTGATTGGTCACCGCTTGATACCGCCGAGGCGCCCGAATACGTGCCGGTCGCGTGGCATGGCTGGCACGTCGGCGTGCGGCTGGTCGAAGCGTTTCGCATCTTGGCGCGCATGCCGCAGCAAGCGCCGAGCGGCCACAAAACGATCTGGCCGCTGTACCAGTACGATGTCCGGGAATACTACGCGGCGCTGGTCGGCGCCTCGGGTGAGATCGCCGAAGATTTACAGGCGGGCCGCAATCGCGTGCGGCTGCAGGCTGGCGCGGCCGACATACAGCGCATGGAAACCGCGCTCGCGTGGCCCGCGCACTTTCTCGGTATGGACCGCTTATTGTGCGTCGTCGTCAACGAGGTTGCGTTTTTCCGTGCGCGCGGGCTTGATCTCGACCGAATCGCCCGTAAAACGAAGCCGCGGTGCTCGACCAATCTGTTACGGCACCGCAATCAGCATGGGCTAGACTTGATCGCCGAGGGGCTTCGGCGAGAGCAGGTGCCGGTGTTCTGAAACAACAAACATGCGTGTAGCACGCGGGGCAGTTGATGTCGGCGAGGGGGCTGTCACCGAAGGCGTGGAATGGCAATAAGGCAGACTTCAATCTGAAGTATAAGCAGCGGCGGAAGGCGGCCGCTGCCGCCGGTCGGCCATTTCCTAATTACAAAACGGCATGCAATCAGTTGGACCTTGCGGTGCGGATCGCCAATGAACAAGGCGAGGTCACGGGCATTAACGAATTCTGGGACTTTGTTTTCAGGCCGCCTGAAAAGGTTCCAAAGAAGGTGAAAAATGGTTGACGGATGAATTTGCCTGTGGTTTCGTGCGCGCACGTGCCCGCGCCGGGGCGTATCTTGCCCAGCGCACACCTTCCTGACAATCCTGACACGTTGCGCCGCATTTATTGCGTGGTGCCTGGCTGCGGGTGTACCCGCGAGGCGCCAGCCGGACTGGACGTTTCCGAGTACATCTGCCGCGGGCATTGGCGGCTGATCCCACGGCGGCGGCGGCGCGCTTGGGGGAGGCTCGTAGGGCATTGGCGGCGGTTTGGGCCTGTCAGGGTGCCCGAGGACGGCAAAAACGCGCCAGCGGGCTTCCGGCGGGCGTGGCAGGCTATCCGGCGGGCCGCGATTGAGGCGGCAGCGGCGGATGTTTCCACTCGCCAAACCGGCGCACCAGCCGCCGCACAACCTTGATGCGGCGGTTGCGGTGGGTGGCGTCGGGGCCCGTCCGCCAGCCGGTGTTATCCGGCACGTCGTACCAGACCTGGCCGAAGATGTAGTTGTAGCCGGGGTTGTCTTCGTCCTCGTGCATCAGGAATGTGGCGGCCAAGTTTTGCAGGCCTTGTCGTTCCCCGAGTTCTGGTGGAATGGTGACCGGCGCCTCGGGGTCAACCTTCACTGCAATCATCGGCGAGAGGTTGCCGCGCCAGGCGGGTCGGTCGACGCACTGGTAGAGTGTCGTGTCGATCAGCCAGTCCTGGGCGATGACCACCATGTGCCCCGACCAGAGTCCTGGCGGTGCCGGTCTTGGATCGAGCGGCTTGCCGATCCCGAGCGAGTGCAGCGGGGTGTCGCCTTCCAAGGCGCGGATCGCTGTCGCCACTGGGCGCACATGCGCCTCGATGCCGATGGCTTCGAGAAAGTCGCGGACCGCCAGCGAGGCGAGGACGCATGATCGCTTGCTGATGCCGTGGACGAGCCGCACGTTGCGGTCGAATTCGGGGTGCAGGTGCTCGCTGATCACCGCGAGCGCCTTCAGGAGTTTTAGCGGTGGGATGCCACTGTATATCTGGAGATCGCCGAGGATCATGCCCACCACCGTTTGAGGCAGTCGTCACAGAATCGGGCAGAGCCGCCGTCCTCTCGCCACAGGATCAGAGGCACGCAATTCCGGTCGATTCCGGCGCTGCAATAGGCGCACAGCACGCTGGGCGGGGACTCGGGTGTACCCCATGTGACGTGATCCCAGTCGAAGCCTGGGCGTGGTTGCAGCGTGCCTTTTGTTTTCATGGTGCCTCACAACTTATCGATCGTTGATTGCAGATCGGTGTGGATGTCGGCCAGCATTGTACCGGCACGGTCGAGTGCGCCACGCACGTTGGTGATCAGTTCGCGTATCGTGGCGTCGCGGCCATGGTCCTGCAAATCGCCGAGCAGGCTGTCGAGCACGGAGATTGCGGCATAGGCCTCGGCGAGTACGAAGGCCAAGCGGTCGGTGCATTTGGTCATGGTCATCTCCCGTTGTGCCATTCGAACGGTGGTGGGAATCCGGTTTGGCCGATGCATGGCCACTTGGCCTTGAGCGCGAGCACGATCATTCGGACCGGCGTCTCGTTGCGGGCGATGCGCAGCGCGTAGTCGATGGCGAAGTCGGCGATCTCGGGTGGCTGCACCTGGGGCGGGATGCAGAATTGCTGGGCCGCGATGTAGGCGTCGACGACGCCAGCGATGAATGCGACGCAGGCGATGTGCCGCTCGCGGTTCTTTGCCGTGCAGTTGTTCAAGAATTCAGGGCCCGCGATGTAGTTTCGGATCGGCTGGGCGGCCGCGGGTGTGATGGCGAGCGCTGCTGCCAGGATGAGGGTGCGGATCATTTACTACCTTCGACTTCGTGTTCTGCTGCGTCGAACGCAATTGATGCAGCAGCCACGGCTTTGATTGCTGCGTGCCAGTCTTCGAAGACGATCGCGTTCCCGTCAGCTATGGCCAACTCCAAGTTTTGATCTTGGAGTTGTAGTAGGCGGTGTGTGTCCACCAAATCTTGCACTGCGTGGGCGAGCTTGTTGTTTGCGTCGACGTATCGTTTCATTGTTTCTCGGTCGGTCATTCGTTTTCTCCGGGCCCTTGCTTGGCGTCGACATGCTCCTGGTGCAGGCGCTGGCCACAGTTGTCGTCGCGGCAGTACAGATGGCCGCCGCCGAGCCATAAGGCGCGCTCGCCGGTTTCGATGGCGCGACCACATTCGTGGCAGTCGGATGGATAACGGGTTTCGATCCAGCGGAAGTCGCGGATCGACTTGCCGAGATCGGCGAGCGTGTTGTCGAGCGCCTCGTTGAACCATGTGCGCATCTGTTCGCCGTCACCGCTGCCGAGTAGTGTTGGGGCGAGCAGCGCGGCGAGCACATAGACCACCTCGTAGATTCTCTTGCGGTCGCGCTTGTCGGATTCGATATACGCTTTGATGATGGCGGCTAGGCTTTCCATCAGGTGGCCGGTTCGTACCGTATGAAGTTCGTTCATTGTGCTTCTTCCTCTCCCGTGATCTGGCGCACCTCCTCTGGCGTCAGCTTGAAGTGACGCATGAGTTCGAGCGTCATCACCACGGCGACTGGCAGGTGGCGTGTGCCGCGCAACCAGCGTCGGACGAGATCGTCGTCAATGCCGAAAAATTTGGCGATCTGGCGTGACGACATGCCGAGGTCCTCGGCGAGTGCCATGAATTCGTTGGCTGTGATGCTGCTGAATTCGGTGTTGATTGTTGGTCGGTCTCTCATTTTCGTCGTCCCTTCGCTTTGATCGCGTCGCGCAGAGGCTCGATTACCATGGTGCAAGCGGTGAGCGGGCGATTCGGCAGGCCATCGCTTCGTAGAGGGCGGACGGTGGATACCGTGTTGTGAAAGTCCATCGCCTTCTGCAGGCTGCCAAATCGCTGCGCCTGCGTCGGGTCGTCGGTGAAGTCGCCGAAACCGCGGCCGTTGTGGGCGTTGAAGTCGAAGGTTTTCAGCCACTCGCCTGCGATCAGGCATGCCTCGCTGTTGGCAAAACCGGTGACGCGCATGACGTGCTCGACCGGTGCGTTCGCGGCCATGATCGATGTGACAACATCAGGTGGGCCGATTATCGCGAAGTTGCAGCCGCGGCTTTTGATATCGGTGACATGGCCGCACTCTTCGCATTTGCCTTCGGCGAAGAACTTGTCCTGCTCTTCGATGGTCTGGCGCGTGCCGCAGTTGGTGCAGCTAAATTTTTGATGGAAATGGCAGTTGTTTTCCAGGTACGGCTTTACGCTTTTCATGCAGAGTTCGATCGGATAGTCGTTAGGCTGGGTCATTAATGCACCTCAGAAACGCGGCATTGCACCTTGTCGGCTGTGATGTAGTAGTATTCATTTTTGGTGTTCCTTTTGGGGGAGAGTGGTGGCATAGGCGGCCTTGTCATGAAGTTCATTGGCTTGATCGGCTACGCTGTCGGTTTTTTGTCTAGCCTCGTCGCTGAGACGGTAAAGTCTCTCAGCCTCACTGGGATTCAGTGGCGCCATCCGATATGCGCGGTTAAAATATTCTTCGTCTACTTTGCGTAGCTCAGCCACCTTGTCACGGAGTGCATTTGACTCGATGAGCCATTGTTGCCGTTGCGCGAAAAGCTCGTCACTCTGCTGCGGGCCGTGGCCGATGTAGCGAAACCGGTCTGACTCAGTCCAAAAGCATTCGTTTAAGGATAGGGGGGTGACGCACAGGTAAGTATTTTCCCGCTTTGTCACGTGATAAAATTCGAAGGTTGGTGGTGTTTCGTCCCACGCTACATTGCATTGATCGAAGAATTCAGCTTGCAGTCCATCTGGCCAATCGCCTTTCCAGGAGAAGGATTTTGCGAGCCGATCATAAGCCTCGATCGACCGGCATATCGGTACGCCATAAGGAATGGTGGCGGTCGATACCGACTTTTGGTTTGCTGTTTGCGTGGCACGTTTTTGGTTGTTGTTGCTGGCGATAGCGAGGGCCAGAGGCACCAAAAGGATGGTGGCGATGATCCCGCGATGAAGTCGGTGTCGGCGCGGCGGTGGCGTGATGTTAGTGCTCATGGGTGTTTCTCCGGGTTTTCGTTGTGGTCAGGTGAGATCGTTCTTGAGGACTGGAATTCCGGCGGCGCCGAAGTGCCGACGGGTATTTTCGAATTCGTGGCGTTGCTGTTCTTCAAATTGCTTGCGGCTGATCGGCATGTCTTTATTCCATGGCATCTGCGTCATGAGCACGAGAGCGCCGTCCCGCTTGTGGAAGATCAGGCCGGAGCGTGGGATGTCCCATGTGCCGCCCTCGGCCATGCGGTTGAACAGAGTGCGGCGCCACGCGACCTCCGCAGGTTTGAGTGGTGGAAAATCTGGCAGGCTCATTGGGTGTCTCCGTTGGGTGGTTCGATCAACCATCCCGTCTCGCCGGACTCACTGCTGGCCGACAGGCGTTTTATTTGGTCCCGAGCTTGGGATGGTTGGTCGAACGACCTTGTTTGGTGAAGGTGGAGAGCGGCCCATGAGGATAGGGGGGCGCTATTGAGCCGCTCTCCGAGACGCCCGCCGGGCATGGCGGGCGTCTAGTTCTCACTCTGCGGCGGTGACGGCGATCCGGTAGCCAGAATATGTCCATCGGACGGTGGCTGGGGAGGGTGGTCATTTGGTGGGCCTTTCTCGGGGCTGTGCCGCCGGGTCTGGAGTGTCGGGGCTGCGCCACCGACAGGACTAAAATAGTGGGGCCATCAGAAAATGCAAGGCGTCCTTGTCAATATTTTTAATGCTAGCACTTTCAACGTTTTGCCATGGGGATGATCTGGCGCTGCGGGCGCTGCGGTGAGCTTTCCACGGTGATGTTTGAAGCGGCTGGCGGCGCGATCTGCGGCCGCTGCTACCAGAAAACCAATGTGGCGAGCAGGCCACGATCGCCACGGCCGCCGCGTCGGCGCAAGCCGGTAAGGCCGCGGCGCCGCGCGGGTGCCACGGCAGCGTCTTTTGTTTGCCGCGATCCCGGGTCAGGGTGTTGAGGTACCGAAGGATATAACTACCCCAACAACCCGCCGGAGAAAGCCCTGGCGGGTTGTTTTACATGTCCTCGTAGGGGATGACTTTGAGGGACGGTAGAAAATCCTCGCGGAAGCCTTTGAAATCGATCTCGGTACCGTCGGCTTGTAGCACCGCGTCGATGACCGCCAGCACCATGCGCTTGTGATCCGCGGTGTACACCTGGCTTCGCGCGGGCGGCACGCTGCCGATATCGTACTGATTGCGCAGCCACAACAGCGCGCCGAGCAGCTCGGGCGCTTCCATCTTTCTGGTCATGGTTCCTTCTTGTGGCATGCTTGATCGCTCGGGTATTTGCCGCAGAATCCCTGCGCCTGTTGTGTGATCCATTCGCGCGCGCCATCCTGGTCGAAATCACGCCAGGACTTCTCGTGGTGCACCATCACGGTACGGGTCTTCACGATCGGCACCGGTCGGCGGACCTCGGCCTTGCGCTCGTGCCGTGTGTGCTCGCGCCGTGGTTGTTCGCGCCTTGGCTGGTGGTGGCGCACGGCTGGTTGCTCGAACTGAGTCCATTGTGGCCAATAGGGCTGCGCATATTGCCATTGTGCACATGCGGGCGCTGAGATCAGAGTCAGCGTGACAGCAAGTGCAAGTTTCATTTAGCTTATCCATTTCAAGACGATAACGACGGGTGTGGCTGATTGGCCGATCTCGAATCCGAGCACGCCACCGAGCGCCGCGGCGACTGCTGCTGCCAACAATACACCTTTTGGGGTGTCCCAGAATGTCATAGGGTCCTCGCAGGCTTGACCAGCTGCTATTGACGACACCACGTTGCAAGCCATGAACGATCAGCCACGCAAAAAAAGCCTTGTGACAGAGCCGCGTCTGCCGCGGCGTCCTGGCGGAAGGCCTTTCAAGAAGGGAATGGCCAAGCCGCCGACCTCGGGCCGCAAGCCGGGCCAGGCCAACCACATGACGATCGCCATGCGCGACGCCGTGGTGCAGGCGATGGAAATCGCTGGTGAGAAGCGTTGGAATCCTAAGACAAAAGCGTGGGATAAGCCCGGCTCTGGTGGCATGCTTGGCTACATGATGCACCTCGCTTTGCACAACGAAACGCTATTTGCGCCATTCGCCCTACGGGTGTTGCCCATGCACGTGCACGCCACCGTGCAGAATGCCCGCTACAAGACCGAGGACGAGATCAGGGCGCTGTGCGTGGCGCGGGGCATAAGCTACGACGTTATGATGGAAGCCGCTGAGCCCGCCGAGGGCGAGCTGATCGACATCACGCCGGAAAGGTCGGGGATTGACTAAGCTCACCGACAAGGATGTGATCTCACATTTGCCAGCGTGGAATCGGCGCAAGTTGCGGGCGCCGCAGAACAATTACTATGCGCCGCATATGATGACGGACCTGATCGAGAGCCGGACAGAGACGGCGCTGGCGTATATTGCGAGCCCGTCCGGGGTGCACCCGGGCCCGTGGTTTCACGCGCAGGACTGGGGGCCAACGGGGCCGATCGCTACTGGCGAGGCTCTGGCCCGCGCGTTTGATCCGTATTCGACCGCCCGGCGAGAGGGTTATGTGGTGAATGGCGAGACAGCCAAGCGCGAGCCGGTGCCGCCATTGCGGTCCATCAGCATGGTGGATGGTGCTGTCGTGGTCGGGGACGTGGTGAAGCTTGTCGCGGCTGGTGAGACAAAACCCGTGCGTGAGACAAAACCCGTGCGTGAGACAAAACCCGTGCGTGACAAGGGCGGCCGTCCTGCTGGTGATAAGCCGTGGTTGGCGGCAGGGGTCTCGAAAGCGACATGGTACCGACAGCATAAGCGGGGCAAGCCATGAAGCGTTCTTCGCCTTGGGCAAAGCCAGACGATCCGCATCGTCATCCGCCGGTGGCGTGTCTGAGCTGCGGCAATATGCTGGACAGTGCAGCGGGAATCGATGGGGCTATCACGCCGTCGGCCGGTGATCTCTCAATCTGCTTGCGCTGCGGCCACATGGCGAAGTTTGTCGACAGCAACACGATCCGTCAGCTGACGGGGACTGAGTTGATCGAGGTTTGCGCTGATCCTGGTATCGCCAGGATGCAGCGGGTCCGAGCGGCATTCATGGAGCGGCGCGGGCCTGGCAAAGCGTGACAAGTCATAACGCCAAAGGAATCCTCGGCCCAACCCCGAGGAGGAGAGGGCCGATCGTCGCGAAGCTCCCCAGTCAAGTGGTCGATCGGCCCGATCCGCAAAGTGTGGTGCAGCAAATGATAAAACGGGACGAAACAGACTTCGCCGTGGCCGAGCAGGCCCAGCGCGACCACAACGACTTCGGGCCGCTCGTCGACTATCTGACGCAGGCGCGTCCGTTGACGGCTTCCAACAAGATGACGATCGCCAATGTGATCCGGAAGTTGGTGGCGGCTGCGAAGGTTCCTGGCATGGGCGAGCAGCCCTGATGGCGCATGTGAAGAAAGGTCATCTGGTCAGAGCACCGCAGTGGTGGAAACACCTGCGGGATTGGAAGCGTGTGTTCTGGAAAAAGCACCGTAAGGCAGAGCGTCGATTGGCAAGAGAGTCCGCAAAGCCATGATGGACTCCAAGCTTGAGTTGATTGCTGAGCCAATCGTCCGTGGCGAGGGCTTGACCTTTGCGCTCGCGGTCAACAGCGGCGATGCCAAGGATATTCACGAAGCGCGGGGTTATCTCAAGTTAGCGATTGTCGCAGCGTTGATTGCGGTGAGGGACGCTGAAGAGAAATGTCAGGCGGTCAAGGCAGGCACTGGCAAGCAGCCGGATCATCCGGCATGACGGATAAGGAGCGCGCCGAGCGCGCCTGGTGGTTTGATCTGAGTGAGTGGCGTAAACAAAGAGGAGGAGGCTTCTATGCAACATGAAACCAAAGCGGGGCTTCAAGAGATTAGTGCCAAGCTGCATTCGGCACTGGAGGGCGTCACGCTGACGCCTGAGCAGCAGGCCAAGGTCGACGAGGTCAAGGCCAAGATCGAAGAGTTCAAGGCGCAGCACCAGGAGCACGAGGCAGGCACCGAGCCGACACCGCCGCCGCAGCGCTGACCGACCTTGTTTTTAGTTTTGACGCCGCAGCGGTTTTGTTGCGGCGTTTTTCATTGGCGCGTGGTCCATGAACCTCAACGTTGCGCCGAAGCTGCGGTGGCCTGCCGACAAGGTCGAGGCCATCCTGATCCGCGAGGCCGAGCGCGCGCGTAAGAGCTTCGCCGCCTACCGGCGCATGATGCGTCCGACCATGAAATGGAATTGGTTCACGCAGGAGCTGAGCGACGCCCTGCAGCAGTTTTATCAGGATATGCTCGACGGCAAGCGGCCGAAGCTAGCGATCATGGCGCCCCCGCAATCGGGTAAGAGTCTTGCTGCCGAGGACTTCGTGTCATGGCTGGCTGGCAACGCGCCCGACATGAAGACGATCTACGCGTCGCACAGTGAGAACCTCGGGCTCCGCTGCAACATCGGTATGCAGCGCATGATCGAGAGTGAGCGCTACCAGCAGGTGTTCGAAACGACGATCGGCGCCAAGGGCTGGGTGTGCAACAGCGGCCTCGTCGAGTACGTCAATAAGGCTGGCAGCTTTCGCAATGTCACCGTCAACGGTGGCATTAACGGGCTGGAGCTGCACCTGGGTATTCTCGACGATCCGGTGAAAGATCGCGCCGACGCCAACAGCATCGTCATGCGCGAGAAAATCTGGGATTGGTACACCGACGTTTTTCGTCCGCGCTTTGCCGCCAACAGCGGCATGTTATGGGTAATGACGAGATGGCACCTTGATGACCCGCTCGGCCGCGCGCTGGCAAAAGAGCCCGAGATCAAGGTCCTCAAGTTCAAAGCCATTGCCGAGCACGACGAGAAGCATCGCAAGCGTGGCGAGGCGTTGTTTCCTGAGTTCAAGCCGTTGGCAATGTTGCGAGCTCAGCAGCGGCTGATGTCCGAGGCGTCGTGGGAAGCCGAGTACCAGCAAGAGCCGTACCTCGTCGGCGGTGGGATGTTTCCCATCGAAAAGCTGCACATCATTCCGGTATTCGATCGCAGCCAGATCGAGGCCTCGGTGCTCGCGGTCGACAAGGCTGGCACCAAGGCTGGCACCAAGGATGGCGACGGCGCCTGCACCGCCATCGTTCTCATGCACAAGCTCAAGAACGGGCAATTCCTGATCGAGACCGTGCTGCGTGGACGGTGGGGCGCGTTGGAGCGCGAGCAGGTGATTAAGGGCGCGGCCGAGGCGGCGCGGCAGTCGCTCGGGCAGATGAAGTGGAATCTTAAGGTGGTGGTGGAACAGGAACCGGGCAGCGGCGGAAAGGAGTCTGCCGAGGCCACGATAAGAAACTTGTCGGGATTTGTGGTTGTCGCAGATAGGGTCACCGGCGAGAAGACGGTGCGCGCCGAGCCGTTCGCCGCGCAGGTCCAGGGCAGCAACGTGTTGCTGGTTGCAGGCCGTTGGGTCGAGGGGTTCCTCGAAGAGCTGGAAGGATGGCCGTTCAGCAAGACACTCGACCAGGGCGATGCGGCGAGCATGGCGTTCAGCCACCTGACATCCGGACCTTTGTACGACTCGAGTTATTCTGGGTTCTCCTAACGGCTATGACTGAGGACTTCGCATGGCGACTACGCAATCCGGAATTGACACGGAAATTGATACGAATCTGGCATCGGGCAAGCCAGGTGGTATTTTGGCGGCCGATCTCCGTCCGGTTTTGCATGACATCAATGCTGCGGCATTTACTGGGGCATCTGGGGCTGGGGCCAACACGAAGACGTATATCCTAAAATCCGATCTCCAGAATGATCATGTCCCGTCCGGCATTCAATATGCGAGAGTGCTCGCTGTTGCTGGGGCGTATCCTGCTCCAGCGGGACAGGTGTCTACTCCGTTGACGTACCGACGTGTTTCTAGTTCCTCGTTGTATGGCAATGTCACGGATGCTGGCGGGCAGATTTGGGAACCGATCTATTCAACCTATCCCGTTAATTGTGGGGAGTTCGGAACCGTTGGCGATGCTGTGTCATCGATGTTCAGCGCTGGCGGCTCGTTCATGGCGACGTACACTTCTGGGTCGTCTGTGCTTACGCTGACTGAAGATGTTCCGGCAGTGACTATTCATGTTGGCGATCGGATATCCAACATCAACTACGCCACCAATGGAGCGCTGTTCCAGTCAACGGCGACTATTGGCACTATAACTGGTACGGTTGACTCTAATGGTAATTATCCGTCCGGAAGCACTCTAACCATAACCAATAGTACGGCTGCAGCGGCTATTACTATTCCTAGTATCGGATTCAAATACAAAGCGCAACTTGGTCTTCAATACAAACCGACGCCGGCGTTCCCTCCGAACACTCCGTATACCGGCATTCAATTTGTGTCCTGGCCTGACACTCTGACCGGCACAGACAACACTAACGCTCTCCAGCAGGCCATCAATTTTGCCTTGCTCAATCAGTTCCCGGATGTTGAGTTGCCAATCGGCAAGTATCTTATCAGTGATACGATCATGCTGGGGTGGGGTTTCGGGACTGTTCTTTTTGCTCAAATTTCGTTGCGTGGAAATCGGCGTGGTGGTTACGACGCTAACTGGGGAACAGCTATTTTCCCGACACAAAAAGATCGGCCGGCAATCAATATTCAGGGTGGGCGCAATTGCGGGGTTTTTGGGATAGCCATCAAGGGGCGAAATTTTCTATACAACGTTTATAGTGTCGGACAGATCAGCAACACATCTGAGAACAAAAATGATTGGTTGGCGCCAAATTTGGCAGCGAGTGGAACTGCTCCCGGTGGGATTCAGCCGCATTCGCCGTATTGCGGCATTGCTGTCGATGCCTACGCGGGGGATAAGTCATTTGACTTTTATCCTGATCGCGGCGGGAAAGGTGACCAGCTTCCAGGCGACACCAGGACAAGTGTGTATCAAAGTGCCGTTTCCTCTGATACCACGATAGATGATTGCAGTATTGGCGGCTTTGCTGTCCAGATCGTCAATCAACCAAATGGTGACGGCAATGGCGATTTCACACGCATCAGAAATTGCTTTTTTCACGCTGGGGTATACGGGATTGTTATTGCTAATACGCAGTCGAGAAGCGTTGAGCTTCGCAATAATCTGGCGACTGCATTTCATACAGTAATAAAAAATTATAATTTCGGTCGCCCAAATGGATCGTCAGGAGCAACAACAGACACCAATATAGGAACGATGATTGGACCGATTGACAACTTTCATTGTGATTTGAGTTTTCAAGTATTCGATGTGATAACGAATATGAGTCTTCCTCTGGTGATTACAGCTATGTATAGCGAGGCGCTTTGCCGTATAGGTAATTTTCTGAATTCTGGCGCTGATTCGTGTGCAATTGTTTTCAATGGCGGTAGCTTCAGCGTTGACGATCAAATAACTCATGCGCCGAAATCTCTTATCACAGCGACGGTGCCAGTTAGTTTCAATGGGACCAATGTACGCGGGCCGACTCGAATTGCTAATTTTAATGATGGGGTGGCGCCGTTATACTTTGTAAATAATACAATGCGTGGCGGACGCAACAATGGCACGAGTGCTGCAAGTATTAGAGCCATTAATTATACTGGTGGCATTTTTGCCGGTGGTCCCCGATTTAATGCTAATAACGTCAACGAGGTATTTGCAAACACGGTGAACGGGACATACTACAAAACGGCCTGGGCTGGATTTGCTGCTGATGGGTCATATAATTCGACCACTGGAGTTGTGACGCTTACTCTTGATACAGCTATCGGGTCAGTCGGAGATATGATATATGTGTCGAGGGCTTATGATAGCGTTAACGGACTGACCGGAGATATTACTTTCTGCAATGGGGCTTTCACAATTACAAGCACCACACCTGTTGATCCATACCTTCAAATTACGTACAACAGCGGGGTTACTGGCAAGGTAATAAACGCCATCAAAACAGCAAAGATAAGCTTTCCTGTTGTGGATTGGGCTATGTTTACAATTGAGTATATCCCGAGCACTCAACGCCGTGAAATGAATCAATATATCAGGACTTACGTGGATAGTTATGGGCGATCGTGGCGCTTCAGCCAACCGTTTGAAAACGGACCGTCTGTTTCGATAACCAGCTATGTGAATGACCTTGTTACTTTCACTTATGATAGTTCGAATGAAACTAACGGGACCATGTTTATTTTTGAACCCGGTGACATGATTTACCATTATGCATCGGCCACACTTTATATCATTGAAACAGTGAGTGCCGTTGGCGTTCCGTCAGGCACGCTTCGCACGATTACCGCTCGGCAGCAGAACAGATTGCTTCTTGCTTATGATGGAACGTGGATCAAGAATCTGGGCGCGACTGGCGGTAGCGATGCTAATACAGGATTTACTAGTGTTTCTCTTATCAAGACCGGAGCGGTTTTGCCTAGGAATATGGCTTGGGGAACGATAGCTGTTGGGTCAGATACTTTTTCTAGTGTAGATTTTGCCGGTGATGGTGTTGCAACACAACTGAACAATAATTATAAACATGGCGATCCAATTTTTGGTAATACTTCACTTCCTGGCTCGTGGATTGGTAATGGTAATTATATAAAGTCTGTTACCCCATACTCTACTAGTCCGGGGGCCATAGTTATGCGTAATACTACGAATCCTAACACTATCATTACCGGAACGCGTCAATTGATCTTCCCTTACGAATTGCGTTAGCTGTGGCGAGCTACAGCCAGGACCTTCACGCGCTGGCGATCAACCTGGCGCAGGTGATCAACGCGCTTTACGACGACCCGCAGTTACCGCTGCGCACGCGTGAGCGCCGGGTGGCGCTGGTCTCCGAGCACATGGAAGAGCTGTTGCGGGCCCACCGCAAAGAGATCGCGCAACTGCGCGCCGAGATTGCCGATCTGCGGAAGCAGAATCCTTGCTGACCTGACTACACTTGACACAGGATGGCAAAAGGGGCGGCCCTCTTGGCGCGGGTCAGGGCACACTGGTTTGACGGTGCGTTGCGCCCCGAGGCAATTCCTAAGCGAAGACCGAACAATGAATGGAGGGCGTCATGCGTGCATTTCGAGCGGCTCTGTTATCGCTGGCGCTGGTGGCGTGCAGCGGCTCGTCGGTCAACGTCGCCGACATCGTCGCCAAGATTCAGGAGACCTGCGGCTTCGTTACCAAGTGGCAGGACATTGCCAAGGTGATCACGACAATCATTTCCGGCTTCAATCCCGACGCGGGCGACAAGGCGAGCGTTCCGATCGGCATTGCCAATACGGTGATCGGCGCCGTGTGCAGCGCGGTGAAGGACAAGGCCAGCGGTGCGACGCAGCAGTCGATCACGCCGACCAGCGCCTCGGTTGTCGTCAACGGTGTCCCGGTGAGCGGGCGCATGGTGGACACCAGCGGGAAATAGGACGCACCCTGTCTCTGATGTCGTGGCCAGCCGATTGGATTGCCCCTTGGGGGAAAGGCTTCATGTTTACCACTTTGATTGCCGGATTGTGCGCCGTGGTGATCGATCATGCAGGCTTTGCGCTGGTCGGTATCGGCACGATCAAAGGGCAGACGTGCGAGTTCGTGCTCATGCTGCAGGACAATATGACGACCCCGGTGATCGAGGACGAGCGCCTCGGGCACCACCGGTTCGGCGCGCGCATCGGCACCTATGCGGCGATCGTCAACGTCGATCAAATGGAGTTTCGCGTGCCGCGTGGCGAGGCGTTATGACCACGCAGTGGAAGGTATGACGCAATGTCACCGCTGGAAGACATGATTAACGAGCGGCGAGCCGGGGCTGGGCCTGGCCGGGTCCGGCTCGGCCGGGCTGGGCGGTCGTGGCGTGTCCAGTCGTGGTTCGGCGTGGTTCGGCAGGGCTCGGCCTGGTCAGGCGGTCGAGGCATGGCCGACCAACGCTAGGCTAGGCGAGGCCGGGTCTGGATCGGCTCGGCATGGCAATCGGAGACGGCGGCAGATCAGTCTGCCGCCGTTTTCATTTTCGGAAGAAAGGAGGCGCGCGTGGTTGACATGAATAATATTCTCAAATTTCCGCGCGCTTTCTTTAGCGGGATGACGACAGATTCTTTTAGAAATTTTCTCGCTGGTTTTGGTATGCCTGGCCGCGATAAGGCGACCGGTCAACAATGGTGGTTATGTCCGTTGGACAACGGGCAGTTGGAGGCCGCATACCGCGGCGATTGGGCGGCGCGCAAGATCATCGAAATTCCAGCGTTCGATATGACGAGAAGTTGGCGCCAGTGGCAGGCGAGCAAGGAGCAGGTCACCGCGATCGAAGACACCGAACGATCTTTTAATATTCAAGGAAAAATGATGGACGCACTAATCAAGGCGCGCCTCTATGGTGGCGCCGCGATGATCATGGGCGTCGATTGCGGATCGTTCCAGGACGAGCTGGACCTCGATGCGATTAAGAAGGGCGATTTGAAATTTGTGCATGTCGTTAGCAAGAACTTCCTCGCTGCTGGCCCGATGGTGCGCGAGATCACGTCGCCGTGGTATTCAGAACCGACGTGGTTTATGCGGGCAAATACCGTCACCACTGATCCGCCCGATCCGCGCATCGCCAATGTCGGCCTGCCGACGATGGGCCAGGCGCCCGGCGATGCGATCTATATTCACCCAAGTCGTGTGATCCGGTTGGTCGGCGCCGCCTATCCCGACATCGAGAATGCGCAGGACGCGTGGGGCGATAGCGTGCTGCAGGTGGTGCAGGACGCGCTCAAGTCGGCTGGCATGGCGTCGTCTTCGGTTTCGTCGATGATCGCCGAGGCCAAGCTCGACATTTTCAAGGTGCCGAACCTCACCGCCAAGATGATGACGGCGGAAGGCACGCAGGAGCTGTTCAATCGCTTCAGCCAGGGCAACATCGGCAAGTCGACGATCAACGCGCTGCTGGTCGATCTCGCCGAGGAGTTCGAGCGCATCACGCCGCAGCTTTCCAATTATGATAAAGTGATTGGTATTTATTATATGCTGGCATGCGCTGCTGCGGATATCCCGGCGACGCGTTTTATGGGCAAGTCGCCCGATGGCATGAATGCGACCGGCGAGAGCGACATAAGGAATTACTACGATAGATTATCGTCCGATCAAAAGGTGAAATACACGCCGCTACTGACGCGGCTCGACGAGGTGTTGATCCGCACGACGTTCGGCTCGCGCGACAAGTCGATCCGCTACGATTGGAATCCGCTATGGCAATTGTCGGCGATCGAGAAGGCCGACATGAATCTGAAGGTGGCGCAGGCGCATCAGATCGATGTCAACGCGGGAATCATTTCTCCCCACGTATTGCAGACCGGGCGGCAGAATTTCTTGATGGAGGATGGCTTCCTCTATCCCGGACTGGAGCAGGCGATCGACGCGGAGGACGATTGGGACCCTGAAGAGAGTCTGCAGCCTGATGTGCCCAACGGCGTGATCGATCCCAACAATCCCAATGCGGTGACAGGGGCGAAGCCTCAGCAACAGTTGCCGCCGCCGCAGCAAAAACCACCACCGAAAGATGACGGCGGAAATTGATGCGCGTGACTCGCGCCGCCGTTAGCAGCTCGGCCTCCTGCTCATGGGATGCCGGGGTTTCCTCCCTGACTGGGGCGGCAGACGCGTCGCCCCGTTTTTTTGGAGATGACGGAAAGCGGCGCAGCGATCCGACTGGCACCGGTCCGATCCGCCGCGCCTTCCGGGCCGAAGCGGCGATGCGGCTGCGTCGGTTTAATGCCGAGGTCAGAAAGCTTGTGATCGACCACGACGTTCTGGCGTTGGGCCAGAATAGCGTGCTCGGGTTTCATCCCGCCCAAGTTCGGCTAGACGCATTCGGCCATTCGGTACACGCCGCTATGATGGGCGTTGCGGGTGGAGATTGGACGCGCGTTTTTCTTCAGCGAGCTTGGCGGGATGGCGTGGCGGCGGCGGTTTCCGAGACGGGGGCCGCCGCCGCTGGCGCCGGTGGCGATGACGAATTCGAGGGCCTCATGGCCCTGACGCGGCGTGAGCTGGATGGTATTTGCGCTGCCATCGAGCAGCGGCTGGCGCGCGTTGCCGACGTGATTATCGCCGCCAGCGCGCACCAGCAGATTACACCGGTGCGAGCGTTCCGGCGCATCCAGGTAGAGCTTACCAAGGTGGCAGGCCAGCGTCTGCCGCTCCTGGCCGATACGGCGCCGGTGCTGGCATGCACCCGCGCCATACTCAACGTCTACCGCCAGACCGGCATCGAAGCGGTGGGCGTCGAGCCCGAGGCTGGCGCAGGAAGCCGTCTGACATCAGATGCTGCGCCACCTCGGCGCGATCCGCCGACGCCGATGGAGCGCTACGGGGAGCTGCGCGAGAAGGCGGTGCCCAAGGCGTATGCCAAGGCGAAGTTCGTTGGGGTGCGGACTGCGGGCGACGAGAAGGTGTGCTTTCCGACTTGGACAATGGTACGAACGTCAATGGGTGACAGGCCGATTCAAGACATCAGGATTGGCGACTACGTTCTTACGCGAGCTGGTATCAAAAAGGTTGTCAAGATTCACCAGCATCACTGGTTTGGTGATCTTGTTAGAATTGACACGATGCCCTTTACCAAAATTGATGAGCGGATCACCGTACCGGTGCCATTTTTTCCAATGCGGACCGCAGAGTCCTCTAGAGCGATGGGGGCGGTTGCAGCGGTCGACGGAGCATGTGGGCCGTTGTCGTCGATGTCTGATCGGGATGCCGTGACGCCAAAAGTTCGAGTAATGTCCCGTGCAAAAGCCTTTTGTCTTTGCCATTTTTTCGCAGAATTCCACCGAACATTTGTGTTTGGGCAGAGTTGGATGGTGGGGCATCTCGAATGCACGCCGAACCATCCCATCTGGTGCGTTGGTCTGGGGTTCGTCCGTGCAGATGCTCTCAAGATCGGTGACTGCCTGCAGACGGTCTCTAATAAGTTTGTCCAGGTCGTTCGCATTGGTAACGTCAAGCGTGTCGAGACGAAGCACCTTCCATCCCGCATCTTCAAACGCCTTGTCTCGTTTTGCGGACTGCGCCCCATTTCTGTGCCAATACGCTCCATCAACCTCCAAGGCGATGTTGCCTATGGCAAAGTCAATGCACCATCGATCAAATTGAAATTCCTGGGTGAAGAGAATACGAAGACGTTCAAGCGATTTTCTGACCATGGCTTCGGGGCGTGTTTCCCCCCGGAATCGACGATAGCAAGCGCGCGAGCAGAAACGCGTATTGGAGGTTGGGATTTTGCGAAAGCGTTTGTTGCAGTTCTCACAGATGGCAAAGACTGGCGGTCGGCGGCATTGTTCCGAACAATAGGCATTGCGTGGCCATTTTCCGCGCTGCTTGTTTTGTCTAAACAACTTGTCGCATCGTTCACATTTTATGTCGCGCCGCTTAACCGACTTCTGTTTGCACGCCCACGAACAGAAATTATAGCGGTCGGCGATCGCGCTGCTGATGGTGAACAGTTCTTTGCAGCCAACACAGGTCTTGGTGACCAAGTTGGCACGGCTAGCGTCGTAGCAAACTCGCGAACAGAATGCTCGGCCTGGGACCCAGTACCGACCGGCAGGAACGGTGGTGCTGCCGCAATGCTTGCATGGGCCGCGGGGCTTTTTCAGAAATCCTTTGACGGGCATGGTGGTGTGCTCGTTTACAATCTGACGGTAGAGGATGTGCCGGAATTTTATGCCAATGGCATCCTTGTACACAACTGCCAGATTTGCGAGGACCTCGCCGCTGATGCGCCCTACACGATTGCGGAATATATCGGTCTATTTCCTCGGCATCCTCGCTGCCGCTGTAGACCGATTCCGTGGTTTGACAAGCGCTTCGCTCGCGATCGCGCGCCGCGGCTCACGCGCGATCATCACATGCACGGCTTCAACAGGTGGTGGGCACCAGACGCTGGAGCAGGCGCCGACGATGAGCTAACTGCAGCCGTCGACGCTGGCGATCAAGCGGAAGGCGCATCGCCGCCGGAATTCGACGAGCCGCCGTTCAAGCAACTCAACGAGGAATGACAATGGCTGGCAACATTGGCGATACGTTTAGTTTTGCACTGCGCCTGTTTCAGAATCGCGACAAGATCATGGAGCTAATGCGCAGCTTCACCGACCTCTGGAAGGTGCTCAAGCCGCCAGTTGATATCGGCATCACGCCAGCGCCGGAGCCGAAGTACGACGTGAAATGGGTGCAGGACAGCCTGAATAAAGTGCTCGGCACCAACCTCAAGGTTGACGGTGATATGGGACCGACGACGCACGATGCGATCAAGCAGTTTCAGTCTGCACATGGTCTCGAAGCCGACGGCTGGATGGGGCCGCTCACCGCGGCTGCGCTCGACGCAGCGATCAAGGGGCACGGTTAATAACCGCAAGTCAATCTGACGGTCGTGCTTCCCATCCAGAAGCCCAAGCCGAAGATCGCGGCGCCGAATGCGATTCCGAGCAGCGCCGCTGGCCACGGGCTGAATAGCCAATAGTACTGCACGAAACCGTACGCCTCGCGCAGCCTCTGCTGCTCGCGTTGCCGCGCCGTTTTCATTTGGAGACCTCCCACATGCCCTTGACGGCCAAAGGCGAACGTATCATGGCGGCGTTCCAGGAACAGTACGGCGAGCGGGCCGAGGAAATGTTCTACAAGGCAAAAAACGCCGGGACCATTACCGGCGTCGACTCAATGCCGATCGGGGTGGTCGACCTTCTTTATTACGACCCGATTACTGGATCGCAGGACCCGCGCAACAAGCGTTACGGCGGCAGTCGCAAGGTCACGCAGCGCGATCCGATGGGCCGCTTGATCTCTGAATTCGAGGAGGAGGACGCAATGCCGTTGTTTCGTGTCATCGGCGATGCGGCGCCCGTCGGCGCAGCCACGGTCAACCTGGTCGATGCGGTCGACCTAGATGATGCGGCTAAGGTCAGCTACACCGAGGACGGTGTGATGAAGGCGATGCCGCGCATAGCTCGGACCGGAATTCAAACCTATGCCGGCGAGGAGTGTGGGATCGCTGATCGTGAGTGGGTGAAGGTGTATCGCCCGGCTGATAGCGTATTTCATAAGGACGCGTGGAAGACCTACACGCATATTCCGGTGACGCTTGATCATCCGCCGGTGCCAGTGACAACCGACAACTGGAAGAAGTTCGCGGTAGGTGAAACCGGCGAGGACGTGCTGCGTGATCAAGAAGCCGTGCGGGTTCCCATGATGCTGCGTGACGCCGCCGCCATCGCTGCATTCAAGGCTGGCACCAATCAGCTCTCCGTCGGCTACACCTGCGACCTCGAATGGTCGCCTGGCGTCACCGAGCGCGGCGAGACCTACGACGCGATCCAGCGAAACATCAGGGCAAACCACTTGGCCGTCGTCGCCGCGGCTCGAGGCGGCCCCAGCTTGACGATCGGCGATGACAAGAAACAGGAGAGCACGATGAATTTGAAGACCGTGATGGTTGACGGCATCGAGTGCCAGATGACCGACACCGCCGCCGCGCTGGTCGCGCGCACGATCCAGACGTTGCGCGACCAGATCGAGAATCTCGAAAAGAAGAAAAAGGACGACGATGATTGCAAGAAGGACTCGGCGGTGAAGATCACCGAGCTGACCACCGCCTCGGCCACCAAGGATGCTGAGATCGTCACGCTCAAGAAGCAGCTCGCCGACGCCAAGCTCACGCCGCAAGCACTCGACGCGCTGGTGAAGGATCGCCACGCGGTGGTCGACAAGGCGCGCAAGGTCCTCGGCGACAAGCTCGTTGTCGATGGCAAGACGATCGAAGACATGCGCAAGCAGGTTGTCGACGCCAAGCTTGGCGCAGCCGCACAGGGCTGGACCGACGAGCAGATCAAGGCGAGCTTCGACACGCTTGTTGCTGGTAGCGGCGGTTCGACTGTGAACGACGCCGTGCGCGTGTTTGCTGGCCGAACGTCACCTGGCTGGGCCCAGCCGCAGCAGAGTGCGCCAGTATTCGACAGCAGCAATCCGCAGCATATCCGCGATGCGGCGTACGCCATGAGCGTCTTCGACATGGAGACCGCGTGGATGAATCCCGAGCAGCGCAAGGCCGCTGCCGCAGCGCGTGGCATCCAGCTCTAAGCCGAGCACGGGCCAACTCAACTGAAAGGATACGAACATGACTGTTGTTCTTCAAAAAAGTTACAGCCCGCAGCAACGCCCTGCCCTGGTTGGTATGGTTTGCGATATGACGGAAGCTGCCATTGCCACTTGGGTCAACGAGACCGCCGCGGGAATTCCGTTCGGTATGGCCGTCGGTCAAGGCACCATCATTGATGCATTCGGCCGCGGTCGTGGCTGCGTGCTCGGTGGCACATCGTTCCTCGGCATCAGCGTTCGCGACGACACGTTGAGTTTGTCGCCGGTCGATCCGTACAGCAGCACGCCAAATCCGCTCGACGCCTATGGGCTGCGCACCAACGTTGGCGTGCTGACGCGCGGCCGCATCTGGGTGGGAGCGGGTGCAAGCGTCAATGCTGGTGATCCGCTGTTCTATGGTGCGACCGGCGTCTTCGCCAACAGCGCTTCGGGCACCGCGGCGACCGGCTGGGTGCAGTTCTCGAAGCAGCCGAATGCTGGCGACACACTGGTGATCAATGGCGCGACGTTTACTTTTGTGGCCTCGGGCGCGACCGGCGATCAGGCCAACATTGGTCCGACGCTTGGCGACACCGTCGCGGCGGCCGCGGCCGTGCTCGAAGGCTCGGCGACCGCGGGCTTCGCGGCGCTGCACTTCAATGCTTATCCGCCGTCGCCCGGTGGCTCGGCACAGGGCTCCGGCGCCGACACCATCATGATCAGCGCGGTGGCTCCCGGTGTTGCTGGCAACGCGCTTGCCATCACCACCGTGCCAGCTGGCGCAACGAAGTCGGCCGGTACGCTGCTCGGCGGCACTGCCGCTGCGACCGCCATCACCGGTGGCCGTTGGCTCGACACCGTCAATGCTGCTGGCGGCATTGCCCGCGTGTCGCTCTCGCTGCAGATTTGATCCCCTTGGCTTCCATGCCGTGCTCTCGCCGCGTTTCAGGGCCGCGGCTGTGAGCGGTCCACCGTCATCGCAATAGGAGAGTTTCCGATGTTTTTCCGCGATATGCCTAACGAACAAGCCGCCCTGAGTTTCTTGGTAAGCCAAATCACCTACATAGAGCCGGTTGTTTACCGGATAAAATATCCAGATTTGGTTTGGCGGGATTTGATTCCGGTCGACAGCTCTGGAAATGAATGGGTCAAGTCCATCACGTTTTTCAGTATCGACCACGTCGGTGCCGCGGATTGGTTCCACGCCCAAGCGCAAGATGTGCCCCTGGCAGACGTTGTTCGCGCGAAGGGCGAGGTCGCCATCGAGATGGGCGCCATCGGGTATCGATATAATACTGAGGAACTAGCTCAGTCGATGATGATACCAAACTTCAGTTTAAGCACCGAGCGCGCATCGGCAGCTCGTCGCGCTTCTGAAGAGTTTCTCCACAATTGCGCAATGTATGGAAATACTGCCAAAAACTGGCTCGGACTTACTAATCATACTCTGCCAGCGGTTATCAATACCGCGCATACTTGGGCCTACGATCTCGCGCAAGCTCCGCCGCTGATCCAGGCGATGCTCAATGACGTCAACCTTGCGCTGACGAACATCTGGCAATCGTCTCTCGGCATCGAAATGGCCGACATGCTCCTATTGCCGTTCTCCGCGATGGCGACGATCAATATGGCCCAGCTGCCGAACACCACGATGAACGTGTACGACTGGCTTCTCAAAAACAATATCTACACGCAACAGACCGGGCAACCGCTCACCGTGCGCGCCGTGCGCGGCCTCGATACCGCGGGCACTGCTGGCGGCGGCCGCATCATCGCGTATCGCAAGGACCCCGAGATCATCAAGGTGCACGTGCCGATGCCGCATCGCTTCCTGCCGGTGTGGCAAAGGGGGCCATTGGTGTATGATGTCCCCGGCGTGTTCCGCACAGGTGGCCTAGAAATTAGGCGGCCCGGTGCGATTCGGTATGTAGACGGGGTATGTTGACGTGGACGGCAAGCGCTAAAATAGTTATACCTGGGACCTCTGAAGTGATTAAGAGGTTCCCATGTGCTCGGTCGAAGGATGCGATGGTGCTGTTTTCTCAACAGGGATGTGCTGCAAGCATTACAATCGGATGCGGCGTAAGGGTTATGTCGAACTTGACCATGATCCTAACCGCGGTTGCTTAGTTAGCGGATGTACCAAGAAACATGATGCCCACGGCTATTGCAGCCTTCACCGTCAGCGGTGGGAGCGGTTTGGCGATCCTCTGCGGGAAAACGTTCTTACCGATGACGGCGAGCCCCAGAAGTTCATTGAATTGGCTCTAGCCTCGAACACCGACGATTGCATCTTCTGGCCGTTCAGCCGCGATCATTTGGGCTATGCCAAGATCGCTGTTCTCTGTGAAGACGGGAAGTGGCGGCCGCGTCGAGTGCAGCGGATCGTTTGCCAACATGTTCACGGGAAGCCGACAAAAAAACGCAACGACTCTGCTCATTCCTGCGGGAATGGTCACCTTGGCTGCATCAATCCGCGTCATCTTCGTTGGTTGACGCATAAGGAAAATCTGGCCGAAGGCCGAAAGTCGAAGGAGATACGATCATGAAGAACGCAGTTCTTATTACCGACGTTGAGGGCAAGCCACACGTTCTCATTTTGTCGACGGTGACCGGGTGTGACGTCGAGCCGGGCGAACCTGGCGAGCCCGCGGTGCCAGCGCAGGAAGCGGTGGAAGGTGAGCCCGGCGAGCCCGCCAGCGAGGGCAATCCAGGCAAGCCCCCGGTCGAGGCCAAGCCTGCGGTCGAAGCCAAAGAGGCGGTGCCCGGGAAGCCCGAGACGGTGATCATTCACCGCGAGGGTGGCGAGGACATCAAGCTGCAAACCACACGCGCTGCCGTCGTCGATCTGCTGAATGGCGGCTAGCTTTGTCTGATATCAGAGTGAACCCATCCTATGACGCGCTCGCTCTGATGCTCAAGAAGCACGCGCTGATATCGCGCATCCTGACGCGGCATCCGCCGCCGCCTCGGTCTCTACCAGGCGCGATGTTGCCTCCTGCCTTCATCCTGATGAAATGGCCGTTGGATGATCTCAGGGTGCTGGCGAAATATGAAAATCCATCAACAGCGGAGAAACTATAATGCTCGAAGGACCCGTCGATCTCGAAGCCATGGCCGCCAAGTCGGCTAGCCGCCAACCGCAAGCGCCCAGCTCGCTGGCGCTGATGCCGGTGCTTGATGAGCCACGGCCGCAGCCGCGCGGCATTCCACAGCATACCATCCTGGCGTCGCCGGATCGGCTGCGGGAAGCTTCGCAGTGGGTGACGATGAAGAACTTCCACCCGGTGCAGACCCACATCATGATCGATCGGTATTACCAGACGCAGGCGCTGGCGCCTGGCGAGACCAAGTGCTTCGAGATGACGGTGAGCGATATCGAGTCGCACCGCGAGAAGACGCAAGCCGATCGCGGGTACTATTCATCGGGCCACCTGGTCGGCCAGCCGCTGCCGATGCATCCGGTGCGGTTCGTCGATGTCGAGCCCTTGCCGTCGGCGCGCCAGGACAACGGGCCCGACGCGGCGATTGCTGCCGCCGCTGCCGTGGCCGCCGCGCGGGCAACGGGGGCGCGAAAGGGCTAGAATGGCCGCAGCTGATTTCTCTGCCGCTGATTTTAGTCGTGTCGATTTTTCGACTTTCGATTCGCAGGTGCAGAAGGGATCGGTGATGACTGCGACGACGCAGGACGTCTTCTCTCTGAAGGCTCGCTTCGGCGAGTTCAGCACTGTGCCCGACGCTGCGCTGACCTCGGCGTTCAACGTCGTTGACATGCTGCTCGATTCCACCGTGTGGCCGAACCAGACCGACTTCGCCAACGCGCGGCTGTTCTATGCCGCACATCTCGCGACGATCCAGCAGATGCAGCTGGCGAATTCCGCAAACGGCATTGGCACCGCTGATCTCTACATGTCGAGCATTACCTTCGGCGAGCGCTCGGTGGCGTTCGGGCGCAGACTGAATTTCGGCGAGCAGAAAGGACTCGCGGGCTCGGGCGAGGAAATGCTGTCGATGACAACGTACGGACAACTTTTTATTCAGCTCCGAAACCGAAATATTTTTGGAGTCATGGTAATCTAACGCCTCACCAATTGGGGGTTTCCATGACTGTATGGACAACTTTTCCGAGCGATCGCCCGGCCGTCACTGACCTGAGGTGGGAGGCTGGCTACTATGTCTATGAAATCACCGTCGACGGTATCGTCAGGTATGTCGGCTGCGGCAAGAACGGCAAGAACGGCAGGGTCTTCGATCATCTGCGCGAAACCAGATACGCGCCTGCCGTAATGATACGGGCGGTCATCGCGAGTGGAGCGAAGGTCCAATATCGCATCGTCTGTGACGGTATGGCCAAGAAGGACGCACTTCGAGAAGAGCGTAAGTTAGTGGCCAGCCACAGTAGCTTATGGACTCCCAATCCGGCTTACCGTGGTCAAGCGAGCAAGAGGCGCTGGTTTAAGCCTGGGGCAGGTGCTCACCACTCTCAAAAGATGCGCGATAAGTGGAATGAACCAGAATTTCGAGAGACGCATACCGCTCGTCTCAAGAGAGTATGGCACCGACGCGAACGCGGCATCAAGCTAACGAAGGATAAGGTGATGGAGATACGTGGCTTGATCGGCACCGAAACGCAAGCCGCTATCGCCAAGCGTTTTGGCGTCTCGCAATCGAGTGTTTGCGATATCGCCAAGGGGCGCACTTGGTTACGGGAATTATAAAATGCTCGACTGGCGCATCCTGCAGGGATGGATGGACGGTATCGTCGATGATCAGTTCGCCGAGCCGGTGCATTTGATTCCGTGGAGTGGCGGCCAGCGTGTTTCCGATGAGGGCACACAGGACCCGGCGCGGGCGGTTGTCATCACGGTCGGTGTTTATCGCACGTCTGGCTCTGCGACCGGTGATGTGATGGCGCCGGGCGTCACCGTGCAGACGCAGGTTGCGCAGGAGTGGGTCGAGATCACCGAGCAAAACATGGGTGACCCCGCCAACTGGCACGCCTACGACCGGGTCTTCCTGCCAGACCAGTTGCCGAACCAGCAGTGGCACACCATTCTGAAGGTCAATCCGTCGGCGACCAAGCGCTACCAGGTTATGCTGGCCCGGCTGCAGCAAGGGCCCGGCTGGGTCCCTGAGCAAGAGACCTGGACGCGACCGCCATGATGACACCAGCACAGTTTTTCCGCGCAGCTCTCGTCTACGAAGGCGATGATTGTTTGCTTTGGCCGTACGGCACTGGAGCTGGTCGCCCTGGTATTAAATATCCGCAGATGTCTGTTGGCGGGGTGAGGTGCAGTGTTCATCACAAGGTTTGCGAGCATGCGCACGGCCTGCGCCCCAGTATGAAGCATGGTGCTCTTCACTCTTGTGGAGTGAGTCTATGCGTTGCGAAGCGACATCTTTATTGGGGAACACAGAAAGACAACGTGGCCGACGCCAAGCGGCACGGCACCTTTGTCGCCGTTGTCGATACCGGCAAACGAGCGCGTGGCATTGATCATCAAAATACTAAGCTCACCATCGAGCAGGTACGAGAGATCAGGACATTGAAGCTTTCGCAAAGAAAGATTGCTGCACGTTACGGTGTATCGCGTGGTGCGATTATGAGTATCCAATACGGGCGCAGCTGGGGTTGGCTTCAGTGAGTCTCCTGAGAGCTATCTTGCGCGCCTGTGCGGTGGGTTCATTGCGGGATCAGACTTGGGCAGAGGAGAGGGTGTTCGACTCTGATCTCACCCCGCTGGCGCAGGCGGTTTACGGTGGTCCGGCAAAACCGTATATCGTAATTTACACTGATCAAGACGATGTTGTGCCGGTTATGGGCGTCGGCGAGATTTACTCCGGCGAGAACCGGTCGCTGTCGCTTGCCATCGAAATCGGCATTGCAGGCGCGGTGCGCTCGACACCCGGCGATCCGCTTTCGCCATTGACGATCAAGTTTGCGGCGACCGACATGGGCATGGAATGGGCGTGCGACGTGGTGTCGGCGCAGGTGCTCGCGGCGTTATCGGGCAATGCCAAGAGCGAGTGGGGCGAGCTGTTCAAGAAGATGACCGCGAGTATCCGCCGCATGCCGTCGCGGCGCGGTGGTCAGGCGTCGACTGGCGTGCGTTTCGCGTCGCGGCGCATCATCTTCGTGCTGCAGCCGATGTACGATTTCTCGCCAGGCGTCGTGCCGTCGCCGAAGCATCCGGTGTGGGAGTTCATCGCGCTGGCGCGCTCGCAGCCTG